GGGGGGTGAATAATTCGGCATTCGCCTCATTTGGTTAAGGTGAAGTGGCCATCACCTTAGCCTAGGTGACCCTGCTTCGGCCTACGGCCTACGCTACGGGTCACCTAGGGTGCGATCTAATACTCCCTTCGGTCATGCACGGGGTATTTTTAGATGCACGGGGAAAGATTCAGTAGTGTTTCAGGGCTTAACTAGGGGCCACGGTAGGGGTCTGGGTAATACTGAACCAGACCCCCTTGACCTATGGGCCCGCCTTGGATGGGCTTCGCCCATCGGCCCTTATGATTAATCCACCTTTTAGACAGGTTAACGAAGCGCAGGCACCGACAGGAGGGGGGAGGGGGCGGCCAAAGGCGCCGCCACCCTCCCCCCTCGCAGCTCTAAGGCTGCTTAGGCGTGCGGTGCCTTGACACGGGGGAGACGATGGCCTAGACGTAGTTTTCTGTGAAAAACACGGAATGTGACTATGTATTTTATAAAACACTAGTTTTCAGTTTTCGTCATTTATCAGAATTCCTCTCTTAGAATGTCTTCTCTCAAACGTAGGCGCATCGGCGCTCCCTCTGCTTTTGTTCTTGCTCCTACAATTAGTAGGAAGAAGAGAAGGACCTTTAGAACCGGTAGAACCAGAGTTGCAGGCAACTTCGGGAGATACAACAGAGGAGGAGAGCTTAAGTATTTCGATGTGACACATGCGGAAAACAACATACCGACACAAGGCGCGATCTACAACACAATCATAGGGATCTCTCAAGGAGTTGGAGAGAACGAGAGGGTTGGACGCAAATGTACCATTAGGTCCATCCACTGGAGATATAACGTGAAAGTGAGCGAAAGCACAGCAGAGGGTACACCCAAGAATGGTGACACAGTCAGAGTTATCATGTTCCTTGATAAGCAGACGAATGGTACAGCTGCACTGGTTTCGGATATCCTATCCTCATCTAATTACCATTCCTTCAGAAATCTGTCGAACAGTGGCAGATTTAACATCCTATACGACAAACAACATTGTCTGAATGTGGATGGTTTGGCTGTTAACACAGCAGGTACAGCTTACTCAAACACTGAAGTGATCAGAGAATTCGTAGTGAACAAGAAGGTCAACATACCAGTTGAATTCAGCAACACGACAGGCGTGTTGACAGGAATCAAAAGCAACAACATAGGTATTCTAACCATCTCCAAGAATGGAGACATCAACATGAACGCAAGGTACAGGCTAAGATTTAGTGATAACTAATCTTAAGGTGGGGCATGTCAGAGTTTTTTTCAAAAATAAAGTGCTATTTATTCAAATTTTCAATTTTCAATAAACACATTAGGTGCAGTAGAACACAGGAGAGCTCTCTCATAGTCATGGAGCTCATCAGCTCCGCCAAAAGGGTCGGGAAGCTCAATGGGAGAATAAGGTTCCATTGGTTCATCCATTGGAGTAGTGGGGATAGTGCGGGGGAGGTTGAAGTTGATCACTTTGCACCTCCGCTTGATTGCATCAACCGCAGCTTGTCCTTCCTGAAGGAAGACATCCTCAATGGTGTGTTGAGAGGTGATGATCACCCTCTTGGGGCGCAGGGAACGAGTTCCCCCCTTCACTTCCGCTGTGAAGGACCACTTGTCAGTCCATAACTTCAAGTGGTACGCAAGCTTGGAGTGGTTGGGGTCCATATCCTCAATGATTACACAATCTTCGTCTTGGTACCCATCCCACCACTTGTTGCATGGCTTGGAAAAATAAGTGCCGTAATCCTTCCTCGCACTATGGGTTTTTCCAGTACCAGATTCGCCATACAACCAAAGGCCGCAGACATCCTCCAGGTCAGCAGGCTTCTGCATATGATCCGTGTGGATCTGATGCATAGTGCGGTACTGCTGCGCATACTTGGAAGGCATTTCCTGCTCTATGAGATGGAAATGGCCGAGCTTCGCTAGCTCAATAAAGCGCGCAGCCTTCTGCTGGTTCTTCTTTTGTTGAGACATGGGCTCCGCACCATAGGTTGTAACATCACCGTCCTTGGAGCAGTACGTGATGTTCTGCTCAGGCTTTCCCTTCGCTTTCTCGATGTGGGCACGAGGTACAAACGCCTTGATGTAAGACATGCTGCGGGGTTGGGGTAAGTGCGTGTAACCTTGGAGGTGAGGGGTGCCTTCGGCACCCTTCTCCTTGCCATAGATTACATAGACACCAGGTTTGGTGGTCGCAAACGTATCGATACGTTTCAGGTCATCCTCCGTATAGTTGTTGAGGGTCCAGCACCAGTTGCAAGAATTGGGTTCACGGGGTCCACGAGGCATGTTTTTGTGTTATGAAACCACAACTAACGTTTGGTTTGTCGTGACGCCATTAGGCGAATCACTGACACGTCAGCTTGTCGCAACGTGAAATTTCATATTCTGAGAATTTTTCGGGGGGTGAATAATTCGGCATTCGCCTCATTTGGTTAAGGTGAAGTGGCCATCACCTTAGCCTAGGTGACCCTGCTTCGGCCTACGGCCTACGCTACGG